AAACGCGTGCTTTTGCGCCCGGGCATAAAGTTTTGAGGATTAACAAATGACCACTATAACCAAAGGGCGACTGCTGACAATCAAGCAGTGGCGCGAAACATACGGACCGGGTAGCAACGTTGTACTGCCAGCAGAAGAAGCAGAAGAACTGGCACGGATTGCACTGGCATCGCTGGAAGCAGAGCCAGTGGCGTGGAAGGCAACCTTCACGCAAATTGACAATAAATATAATACGTTCACCACTATGTATTCTGACAAAGCAGAAGTCGAACGCTGGGTGCGACTGCATGAAATAGGTGACTTTCGGGCAGAAATAACACCGCTTTACGCAGCGCCGTCAGCGCCGGTAATTCCGGATGGTTGGATAAGCTGTAGTGAGCGGATGCCTGAAAAGAACCAGAACGTGCTTATTTCGGTGAATTTCGATAGCTCTCTGGTTGAACCGCTAATATGCTCCGCACGCTATACAGGAAGCACATTCCGGCGAGGAGAAGCAACGATTAAGCCGGGTAATGGTATTGAGCAGGCAACTCACTGGATGCCGCTACCGGAACCACCGCAGGAGGTGAATCAATGACCTGGCCTGAAGCATTCACAATGGTAGGAATTGCGATGGCGGTGGCGCTGGTGGTGTATTCGATTTGCCGCTGGGGATAACAAACAAAAACCCCGGATTGATGGTCCGGGGTTTTGCTATTCATGGTGAATTTTTATTAACAGATTGACTGAATTCCGTTTTTCTCAACCACAGAAAGCAAACGAAGGGCAGGGCCACCAGGGCGCTTTATTCCCCTTTCCCAGTCTGAAATGAGGTTTTTACTGACATTAAGATATCTGGCGAAAACAGGTTGAGACAGATGCTCGCGCTCGCGAAGTGCCCGGATTCTTTCTGGCGACATTGTTGGCGCTGGTTGCAGACAGAGTTCATCAAACTCTCTCATAGTTTGTTTTGTAACTGCGCCAATATCCTGAAGTGACTCCATCATTTCATGTACGGATGCAAGTGCATCACTGCGGTAATTTTTACTCATTGGGTACCTCCGTAAACTGACCTTGCAGGATCAATTGCGCCAGTTGTTCATCAGTAAGATTGAGAACGTGATGCGCAGCTTTTCGAAATGCGTTTTCCTCGATGGCTGTAATATTTTCTCTCTCATTCTTTGCGTACGCATAGATGAAAAAAGCCTTTTCTGCGACGCGGTAAAAAATTATTGTCCTATAACCGCCTGATTTACCGCCACCTCTTCGGGCTAATCGCTGCTTAATGACACCACTACCCAAATCTGCGGATATGAGTCCCTTATCAGCTAGTTCCACGACTTCTCGCAGAGCTTTATCGGAAATCCGATTTTTTCGTGCGAAGCGTTCAAACCAGGCATTTTTGAAAATGCGCATGTTTGGTTCCATACCGTTGTGTAATACATAGTGTGACACAATTAAATAGGGCAGGCAATATCCATACAGAGGACTTGCTAAGGAATGGCGGCTCAAAAAACACTCTATTTTTAGAGTATACAAATGACAGAAAGAAAAAGTCATTGTTTTTTCTCATGAAATACGCATTTTTTGGGAGTGAAATCGTTATTTGTAGTGGATATATTCCAGCCATGTTTTATCCAATACCAGAGGTTTTACAATGCAGAAGTTGATCGCCGCGAATTGTAAGTACGCAGTTATTCGTTGTGACGATATGTCGGTTGTAGCTGAAATGGATTGTTTTCCGGATGGAGCCAGAGCTGTATGGCATCGAAAAGGGAACATGCTTAGGGTAAGAGCTTTGCGGGCTGATGAGCGAATTGTATCGAAAACAGTGCTCAGGGAGATCGTGTATCAGTTTATGCGGACTTGAACAAGTTGTATGTATCAACAATAATGCCACCCAAAATGGCTGAACACCATTTTACCTGACAAAGATGCGCCAGCAGAGACAACCGATGGCGCACGATACCAAATTACACAATTCTGATAATCTCGCCGTCCCTGCCAGCAGGCGCGGGCGGCGTTCTCATGCATTCAAATCTGACTGGTTCCAGCATGATCCATGCACTGAAGAACAGGCCGAATGGCTGATTCAGAACTACCGCAGACGTGGTTACGAGTTTCAGAAAGACCTCAGCCTCGACTTCCGACACTGGATCATCTCAGTCAGACTGCCTTACTCTGAACGCCCACCGCGTCCGTCCCGCACATTCCAGCAACGGATCTGGAGGTAACGTGCGGGTATTACTTCGACCTGTTCTGGTACCGGAACTCGGGCTGGTGGTCCTTAAGCCAGGTCGTGAATCCATGCAGGTATTTCACAATCCTCGAGTGCTGGTGGAGCCGGAACCCAAAAGCATGCGCGGTCTGCCGTCCGGCATCGTCCCTGACGTTCGCCAGCCGCTGGCGGAGGATAAATCATTACTGCCATTTTTCAGCGACGAACGGGTGATTCGTGCTGCTGGTGGCGCTGGCGCATTGTCTGACTGGTTACTGCGCCATGTTAAATCCTGCCAGTGGCCACACGGCGATTATCACCACAGTGAAACCGTCATTCACCGTTATGGCGCTGGCGCGATGGTGTTGTGCTGGCACTGTGACAACCAGCTGCGTGACCAGACATCCGAATCACTCGAGCAACTTGCTCATCAAAACCTGTCAGCATGGATGATTGACGTCATCGGTCACGCAATAAGCGGTACGCAGGAGCGTGAATTATCTTTGGCTGAATTATCCTGGTGGGCGGTCCGCAATCAGGTGGCGGACGCGCTACCGGAAGCGGTATTACGTCGTTCGCTGGGGTTGCGTGCGGAAAAAATCCGCTCAATGTACCGTGAAAGCGACATCGTACCGGGAGAGCAGACCGCCACCAGCATACTGAAGCAGCGCACAAAAAATCTTGCGCCGCTGCCTCACGCCCACCAGCAAAACCCGCCACAGGAAAAGACGGTGGTCAGCATTGCCGTTGATCCGGAGTCACCGGCTCAGTATCTCCAGCGCCAGAAACCACAACGGGAAGAGATGCCTGTATACACGCGTTGGGTAAAAACGCAGAAATGCATGACGTGCGGTAATCAGGCAGATGATCCGCATCACATCATTGGTCATGGACTGGGAGGGATGGGAACAAAGGCTGATGATTTGTTTGTTATTCCGCTGTGCCGTAAATGTCATAACGAACTGCACGCCGGGGTAAAAGATTTTGAAGAAAAACACGGCAGCCAGCTGTTGTTGCTGATTCGTTTTTTAATGCACGCGAGAAATTCGGGTGTCCTGAAGTGGAAAGCATGAATGACTGAACGCATAGAATTTGTTTTGCCTTACCCGCCGACGGTGAATACCTACTGGCGACGTCATGGCAATACGTATTTCATCTCGGAAGCCGGAAAGCGTTATCGCCGTGATGTGGCGCTAATTGTTCGCCAGCAGCGGCTGAAATTAAGCCTGTCCGGAAGGCTGGCGATAAAGATTATTGCAGAGCCACCGGATAAGCGCCGCCGCGACCTGGACAATATCCTGAAGGCACCACTGGATGCACTGACACATGCAGGACTGCTTATCGATGACGAGCAGTTTGACGAAATCAATATAGTGCGCGGTCAGCTCGTTCCTGGTGGGCGACTGGGCGTGAAGATTTACGAAATAATGCATGACGGGCAGGTCAAAAAATGAAACTGGAAGATTTACCGAAATACTACTCCCCAAAATCGCCTGGCCTGACTGATGCATCCGTCTCGACGTCAAAAGATACGCTGAGTATCACTGATGTGATGGCTGCGCAGGGTATGACACAAAACCGTGCTGAGATTGGATTTTCTGCGTTCCTGGGGAAAATGGGCATTAGTATGAATGACAGGGCGCGGGCAACAGAATTACTGGCAGATTATGCATTAAGTCAGTGCGATCGCGTGGCGGCGTTAAGAAAACTTCCGGCAGAAATAAAACCGGCAGTGATGCGCATTATGGCTTCGTATGCTTTTGAGGATTATGCCCGCAGCGCAGCGAGTAAAAAGCAGTGCCCTTGTTGCCATGGGGAAAAATTTATTGAAAGCGTAGTTTTTACAAACAAGGTTCAGTATCCGGATGGCAAGCCGCCAGTATGGGCAAAGTGTACGAAGGGTGTGTATCCGTCTTACTGGGAAGAATGGAAAAAAGTCCGGGAAGTGGTAAAAGTTGCCTGTCCTGAATGCGGGGGAAAGGGTGAGGTCTCCACCGCCTGTAAGGATTGCCGTGGGCGTGGTGTCGCCATTCATCGTGAAGAGTCGGTAAAACGTGGTATGCCTGTTATCAGGGACTGCCAGCGTTGTGGCGGTCGTGGCTATGAAAGACTGCCATCAACGGAGGCATTTAATGCCATATGCGAGGTCACAAATCAGATAACACGCGCGTCATGGGAAAAAACTGTTAAGCAATTCTATGACAAGCTGGTGGTTCGGTTTGACATTGAAGAGGCATGGGCGGAGCGACAGTTAAAAAAGGTAACCAGATAACAAGGTTGATTTTTCCGGAATCTGTGGTAAATTTGCATCTAACGATGGGCGTTTTGTGCCTGACGTTAGAAGAATTTTTACAGCCCGCCTCCAAGCGGGTTTTTTTATGCCCGAAAAGCGGTACGGTACATTAAACACGCTGGTGGTCGTGAATACTGACTTTTTATCTTGCTGGCTTTTTAGACAAGAGTTATTGGTATGTCATGTTAACCAGAAGGGAAAAAGACATGCTAAAACAGCAAGATATGACAGAAACCGCCGCCGCAGTCCTTCATTTCTTACCTGCTGACAAGTGGGTAACGCCACGCATGATGACGAGAACTACCGGAGTAAGCGAAGCCCGGTGCCAGTTAATACTGACTCAGTTAGTTCTGGCGGGTCTGGCGAAGGATAACGGCGGGTACGGGAATAAATTCAGACGCTGCCAGTAATGGCGGTTTCCTGCTGTGAAAATGGGCGGCTGGTGGGTGTTGGTAGCACCTGCCAGCCATTCGCTCATGCTTACTGGTCACAAGCGAACCACGGCCCACTGCTTTAGCGCAAAAGCAGAGTGAGCCTACCAGAGTTACGCTTACTGATCCATGAAAAATACTGTAAAAATAAACAGTGTTGATTTAATCAACGCTGATTGCCTGCATTTTATTCAGTCCCTGCCTGATGATTCCATTGACCTGATTGTTACCGATCCGCCTTACTTCAAGGTGAAACCCAACGGTTGGGACAATCAGTGGAAAGGGGACGAAGATTACCTTAAGTGGCTGGACCACTGTCTGGCCCAGTTCTGGCGGGTGTTGAAACCTGCCGGAAGCCTTTACCTGTTCTGTGGGCATCGCCTGGCATCTGATATTGAGATCATGATGCGTGAACGTTTCAACGTGCTTAACCATATCATCTGGGCGAAGCCGTCCGGACGTTGGAATGGGTGTAATAAAGAAAGTCTGCGCGCATATTTTCCTGCCACAGAGCGCGTTCTGTTTGCTGAACATTACCAGGGGCCATATCGCGGCAAAAGTGACGGCTATGCGGCAAAAGAAAGGGAACTCAAACAGCACATAATGGCACCGCTGATATCGTATTTCAGGGATGCTCGTGCCGAACTGGGTATAACGGCAAAACAAATTGCCGAAGCCACAGGTAAGAAAAATATGGTTTCCCACTGGTTTGGTGCCAGTCAGTGGCAGTTGCCGAATGAGGCTGACTATCGGAAGTTACAGGCACTGTTTTCCCGTATAGCGGCAGAGAAGTTTCAGGAACAACAACTGGAACAACCACACCACCAGCTGGTGGCATCTTATGATTCACTGAATCGCAAATATTCTGAATTGCTGGATGAGTTTAAATCTCTCCGGCGCTATTTCTCCGTATCAGTCTCCGTGCCTTATACCGATGTCTGGATGCATAAACCCGTTCAGTTCTACCCGGGTAAACATCCGTGTGAGAAACCGGCAGATATGCTCAGGCAAATAATCAATGCCAGTAGTCGACCTGGTGATCTGGTTGCTGATTTTTTTATGGGATCCGGTTCCACAATAAAAGCAGCAATGGCGCTGGGGCGTCGGGCCTTAGGTGTTGAGCTTGAGTCAGAGCGGTTTAACCAGACAGTGAAAGAGATAAACGAGCTGGTGGGGAAATAATCTGGTGGCCACGTCAGGTGGCCTTTTTATTTCCATTACACAGCACCCGCATCTGCGAGGTGGGGTTATGAAATCCATGGATAAGTTAACAACGGGTGTCGCCTATGGCACCTCAGCAGGTAGTGCCGGGTACTGGTTTTTACAGTTGCTCGATAAAGTCACGCCCTCACAGTGGGCGGCAATAGGTGTGCTGGGTAGTCTGGTATTTGGCCTGCTGACGTACCTGACAAACCTTTATTTCAAGATTAAAGAAGATAAGCGCAAGGCTGCGAGAGGTGAATAATGCCTCCATCATTACGAAAAGCAGTTGCTGCTGCTATTGGTGGCGGAGCAATTGCTATAGCATCAGTGTTAATCACTGGCCCAAGTGGTGACGATGGCCTGGAAGGTGTCAGTTACATACCATACAAAGATATCGTTGGCGTATGGACTGTATGTCACGGACACACCGGAAAAGACATCATGCTCGGTAAAACGTATACCGAAGCAGAATGCAAAGCCCTCCTGAATAAAGACCTTGCCACGGTTGCCAGACAAATTAACCCGTACATCAAAGTCGATATACCGGAAACAACGCGCGGCGCTCTTTACTCGTTCGTCTACAACGTGGGTGCTGGCAATTTCAGAACATCGACGCTTCTTCGCAAAAT